TTACCCATTGGCGCGGCTTAAGAGCTTATTTTTGAATTCACAATGGTCACGATATAACCATCTTGCTCGCCCGTGGATAACTTTGGCTTTTGGAAGGTCTCCGGACTTAATCCGATCATAGATGAAGGTTTTACCGAAGCCAGTATCGGCCATGATGAATTTCAAATCAACCAGGGAATCAGGCTGTAGTTCGTGTTGCATGAGTGCTATCTCCGAATAGGTAATCGAACCTGCAAATCAGGCAATAAAAAAGCCGCATTGATGCGGCGATGGTAGGTCTGGATATCTTGAGAAATGAACAGGCCTCATCGAGTGTGAGGCGGGTTAGTCCTTGCGTAGCTCGCTAATTCTTCTGTAAGTCTCTGGTGCTTTGCTATCTCACGCAGTGCCTGATAGTCAAACTTGTTCACTGCTTGCCTCCTTTGCGAAGCTGGTCGGCGAACAAACGTACACTAGATGCTTCACTGCGTAGAAACTTAACGGCATAATCAAAACCACCTCGTTCTGCGTCGTCTGCTCCGTTGTCGAGGTTATCTGCGTACATCTCTACCCCCTGCGCCCGTACTTCAGCCAGGAAAGCATCGGTGGCTGGGGTTTCAGTAACATCATCTTCCCATTCGCTAAACTCCTCACGACAAAAGTCATTAAATTCCTTCTCAGATTGCTTAAGCGAGGTATTTTCAGCAGCCATCTTCGCGCATTTAGCCTCAAGGTTATCAATCGTGATTCCAGCAGAACGACACTCCCGCAACGCCGTTTCCAGTTTTGATTCAAGTTCACCGAACTTACGGACAAGATATTCAGCGTTTGTTTCGTTAACCTTTAAATCTCGTGGGATGCATTTACCTTTCAGAAATCCATCCATCTCAATTAGTGTCATTTGTTTCATTTCTTCCCACTCCGCCACATAGCATTCAGATATTTGTTTTGATTTACTGATGGAAAAGAATTTCTCTTAAGCAATTCCTCTCTCGATGGCATTGGCTTTACGCGTTGGCGAATAATCATTTCTGCCGGAAGAATGCCGGGATTGTATGCAAGTCCTCTCATGGTAAATTCCTCTTTGTTAATTTATTCGTATGCCTGCTCTTTCTTCATCGAGTTTTTTTAGCTTGTATCGCATAGCTCTTACTGAATAAATTGAGCGGCAGGTTGCAATTGCTATTTCTTCTGCGGAGAACTTACCGAAAAGTGATACTTCGGCTCTTGTCCAGCGTCTTCCACGAAGTCGGCTAACAATGTCAGCTCCAATCCTTGTTGCTTTCGCCATTACTGCTTTTTCAGTCCTTTCCAGTTTTTCAGCGATAACTTCAACTGGCATTGTTGTCGCTACTTCGCGCAAGAAATCGACTTCCCATTTCTCCCATGGAGTCTTTTTCATAGGCGATACCGTTATTTGATAAGAAGTGAAGGTTTCCCAACTTTGAGTTGAGCGCCGGGGATATTTATTCCTGCTTTTAGTTGGTGTTTGATTGCCAGTTTGTCGGCTTTTATTGTTGTTTCAAACTCAACGTATTCTGGAGGAAGGGCGCTTGAGTCGATGATTTCTACAATTTCTGACGGTTTGCGGATTGTTACCTGGTGAATACCTGCTCGAATATTTTTCTTGCCAACCATTTCAAGCGATGACGCTATATATGATTTGATGCTGTCAATCTTATTTTGAATTACTGCAGCTCGCTCATTCAGTGACTTTGCCTCTTCCTTGAGGCGTTCGGCATAACCAGATTCATTTTTAATGACGGAAAGAAGTTGCTCTATTTTATCGGTAAATTCTCCTTCCATGCCTTCTATTGTGTCAGCAATCATCTCTGGTTCTAAATCTGAATCCATCAATTTTGCGTATTCATTGGCAATTTCATACAGTTTGCTCACTGGCAACCTCCAGTTTCGCTTTGCATTCTATGTAAATGGCTTGTACGTTCTGCTGCAATTTCATTCCAGATGTCAGGCGATATGCTTCTGCAAAATATCGCTTCAAATCATCCATGTTTTCTGCCTGAGCCATTTCATCACAAAGAAGTTGTGCTTTATCCATTATTTCCTGCTGGCGTTTCCGTTCATCTTCGCGGATATCTTCCTCTGATTTGTGCGGCATAACAGGTTCCTGATGCATACCTTCATCTTCGTTAAGCAGGTGAATGGCATTATCCAGTCGCTGGGCTTTAGGCCAGTATTTGCTGGCGCGTTTAACTATTGTTTTACGCGCCATCTCTTCCCAGAATGTTTTCCACGGTCCATTCTTTGCCTTGCTCGTTGCTTCCACAGCTTTAATTTCTGCCAGACTCATTTCTTCAGTCAGGTAGTCACCATCTGCTGTTTTAACCGTGCAATAACCACCAACAATAGAGCCTCGCTCACCAAATGCGTTGTATTTGTGGGTTGGTGCTGAATCAAGGCCATTTGATTCATAGGTGTCGTTTGAGTACACCAGTTTGCATTGCCCCCACTTAATTGATCCTGTCGACTGTGCAAGGTGAAGTAATCCCATATAGCTGATATCAAGGCACACCATGCCGTCGCGCGGAACCAGATAAGCCAGTTTGCTGGCCGGGTTCAAGGTGATTCCGATCGCCGCAACATTGATGATGGCGTTCTGTGCGCTGGTTGGATTTGCCAGTGCCGTTTTAGCCAGGTAATCGTTTTTCTGGAAATACTGAATTGCAAACTGGCTTTCCTTAGCCCATGTCACCGTCTGTTCAGTCAATGCTCCGCAGAATAACTGCTCCTGCTGTTTAACGAATTCAACGATATTGCTCATGCTGCTTCTCCATAAATGTGTCTGCGTTTGAATATTGCGAAGGCATATTCAGCCTTAACTCTTTCGGTTATTGCATCCCAGAACCATTCAGCGGCTTTTTCCTGATAGTCACAGTCATCATCTTCCAGCCAGTCGATAGCGTCCTTAGTGTGTTCATCTGGCTTATATGAGCGAAGCATTTCGCTTATTGGGTCGCAACGTTTGCAGAGGCGATCAACTTCACTGTTGATTCGTTCGTAATCTTCATCAGTAAAACTTGCGATTATTTGCGATATTTCACGCTTATCATTCAGAGTCAGAATCATCATCTTTCTCCTGTTCTTTGTGCTGATTGAGCATTTTGTTCATCTGACGAATGAATTCTTCGTCTGACCAGTTATCTGTAAAACTCATGGACGGCCTTGTTGTTTCAAAATATCCCAAAGCTTTTCGAGCAAACTTTTCATTCTTGGTTGTTTAAAGTCTGCTCCGGTTAAAATATTTTTTCGTGAATGCTGTACCGATAAAATCGGGTTGAAAGGGCGAACCGATGCCGCCCCTGCAATAGCGAACTGTTGCATAGGATGCTCCTTCTGTTTGATTGCATAACGAAAACGCCTCGAGTGAAGCGTTATTGGTATGCGGTAAAGCCGCGCTTGGCGGCTTATTTGAAGATTTCTATGAAATCAAGAACTGATGATATTTCGTGGTTGAACGATTTTCTTTTGTATCTTTCTATCGCAGAATCCACCTGGTGTTTATAGTCATCGTCGTTTGAGTATTTAACGAAGCATTCTATTGTCTCAGGCGTTACAGCTATGAGGCTCCACCAACCTTCATCAGATTGATATTCAAACCCCATGCTTTCAAGCCATCCAGCATATTTCCCTCCAGCATCTTGCCAGTGTGTTTTTTCTGCAAGGAAGCTGTTAACCGTCATATGTGCATCAAGGCATTTATCCAACTGTTTACCATTAAGTAGCCATGCGCTGACAGTTGCACATCCCAAATCAACTGATTGAGTAGAGATATTGAATTGGTCGTAATTATCTGTATTAACCAGAATATCTGTAATTTCCATCATTCCTCCATCAAAAAAATTGCCCTCACACTGGAGGGCAAAGAAGATTTCCAATAATCAGAACAAGTCGGCTCCTGTTTAGTTACGAGCGACATTGCTCCGTGTATTCACTCGTTGGAATGAATACACAGTGCTTATTCGCGAGCTTTGAGCATGGCATCAGCAATAAAGTAGGCATCATCTGCTAATTCTTTGTACTGTGGTGAATTCTGTCCACCACCAAAGGAATGTCCGTCCCATCTGCGCACTATTGCTGCCATAGCCTTAGCAGCGAAGTAATCACGTAATGTCGCATCACTTGCCATTTCTGGGCGTTTGATATCTGCTTCATAAAACTCGCACATCATTCACCTCCAAGAGCCTTGATGATTGCTGCAAGACCTTTATTAACAGCTCCATACCATTCTGGATATGTTGTCGTTGTTCTATTTTTGGATTGCTTAAGTAATAACTGAAGTGCTTCGAGAAGGTCAGGTGCTGCCGCTATTAAATTGGCATCTTCAATACATTGAACTTCCTCACAGATTGCAATATACGAACGCCAGCCTGCGCCATTTTCAAGTGAGTCCGCCTGGATGATTTTAATCTCATCGCCATCCATCATTATTTCCCACTTACCTTCAGTACCTTTAAATTCCATGTTAGCCTCTGTTATTTATGACAAAAATAAAGGCTACCATCAGGAAGCCTTGTTGTTCTGTTTACCAATTTCTCTGGCAATCATTGCCGTAGTTCGTATTGCCCATTTATCGACATATTTCCCATCCTCCATTACAGGAAACATTTCTTCAGGCTTAACCATGCATTCCGATTGCAGCTTGCATCCATTGCATCGTTTGAATTGTCCACACCATTGATTTTTATCAATAGTCGTAGTCATACGGATAGTCCTGGTATTGTTCCATCACATCCTGAGGATGCTCTTCGAACTCTTCAAATTCTTCTTCCATATATCACCTCAAATAAGTTGTTTGCTGCGAAAGTAAATACGCTTAAGTTACCTGTTATTTATCCCACCAAGTTCCGTATCTATCTATCCAGTTACACCAATCATCGACACTCCATTTTGTTGTGTCGCATTTTGGCAACTGGCATGAATATCTACCTTCTTTGTAAAGTCGGCGTTTGACTTTCTTGAGCATGGCTCACCTCAATCGTAATAAGCTGGAATTGATTTTCCGCGTTGCTTCTGGCGGCCTGAACAAGTCACACCCATTTCACTGCGTGGCTTGCGGTAGTAAATACGGTTCTGTTTACGCTCGATTTCTTCTGCCTTCTTGCAGCGAAGGCTTCCGAGTGATGCTGCTTTATCTGCTCTGACGCAACCAGAGAGCTTTAGCGCAATCTTTCGCGCCAGTCGCTGCTCTTGCATTGCCTGTTCACGTTGAGCCCGTCTGCGTGCTCTGCGGCGATTTCTGGCGTTATCGTCAGCCAGATATGTAATGACTACTGCCATGTTGACCTCCGATGATTGACTTTGGCGGTGACGCGCCGGGTGCTTATCTTCCGGTTGCTGTCGTGCAGCTGCACTTCACGTCACCCCAAAGCCAACTACTCTTTGGTTCCCGCATTTCGGCGGGACAATCCCATCAATGTTAAAGAGCCTGCCAATCTGTTCCGTTTGGCTTCCAGCGTCCTGCTGATGGCTAAAGAATACTGTAGGTATTTTATTGTGTAAATACCCAAGGTATTTATTTTTGGTGAAATAATGATAAGCAAATGAATACAAAGGATATTTATTTTTTCGGTGTCTGCTTGTTCAGTGCTTTTTATGCGGGATATGTGAAGTGGATCCCGATAGCTATTGCTGCCGGGATTATGGGTTAGTCAGCGAAGGTTAAGACGAGAATTAACTTAATGATGTCTGCTACAACAGACACGGCCATAGATAAACCAAAGACAATCCAAGCCATAGAGATGTCTTCACTACCATCGTATAGAGTTCCGTAATCACTGGTGTAAGGCGTAAATGTCGCGCCTTGATACAATAGGTATAAGCTTGATCCATAGAGGATAAATGCAGATATCCCTTGTATTGCTATGATCACCAGAATCATGAAACGAGCTGATCTATGCGCCCAAGCCTGGCTTATTTTTTCTGATAGAGATTTCGCAATAAAAGCATGCGCTAAGCCGTAAATTGTCGAGATTGCCAACATCCCAAAAAAGCTTGCTATAGCGGTTCCAACCATAAGCGCCCCTTGCGTGATCAAACCAGCCTTAGTTTTGTCTCAATTGCAACGCCTATAATCTTGCAGTTTCCATTGATTGGCACGAGAGGCCATGCAGGGTTAAGTCCCTTGAGGTATTTATTTCCGCCGTCGATTATCAGCTTCTTGAATGTTGCTTCGTTAGAGTCAGAAAGTTTTGCTATAACCAAGCTGCCGTTGATCGCCTCCCTTCCGGTATCGAAAAGAACGAATGTTCCCTCTGGAATGCTTAACCCAACCGGTGCCGTCATTGAATCACCTTCCACTTTAAGCCAAAACGCATTACCTTGAATATGCGCGTCAGACTCAAGCCAAACATCTACGTCTTTAATGGTGTATGGTTCGCATGCTTCACACCACGAGCCAGCCTGGATACTGCTTAACACCGGATACCTCTTTCCTGCTCTGTATTCCCCTGCATACCTTACGTTGGCATCGCTCTTAAGGCTTTCTGCCTGTTCTGCAACCTTGGCAGCAATTGACTGGCTAAAATCAGCAATTGAGACTTGCAACAATCGTGCAAAACCAGATGCAACCTCAACGTTTAGCGCGTTTCTGCCATTAAGATAATGCCCTACCGCTCCTTGGGTGATACCCAGTTCATCAGCGATTGAGTATTGGGTTATTCCCAATTCTTTCTTTTTTGACTCATACAAAGCCTTAAGCCGCTTAGCGTCTTCGAGCTGTTCTGTCGTCAGTGATTTTTTATTTTCCATAGCTTAATTCTAATAGCTAAGGTACTTAAACTAAAAATACCCTGAGTATTGATTGCTTTGAATACCTGTAGTATTCTTTGTTCATGGTTAATAACGGAGAGTGCATATGATTCGAATGACACTTGCCGATTACGCCAAAATCCATGGACAGGCTAAAGCAGCCAGTGACTTTGGTGTAATCCAGTGCGCTATCAGCAAGGCCATTCTGGCAGGCCGTAACATCATGGTTACGGTAAAGCCTGATGGCAGTGTGATTGGAGAGGAAGTTCGTCCTTTCCCAAGCAACAAGAAAAACAAATAGTAACACCGCTCTTTAACAGTCATGGTCCTCATTCCCGCCGAAATGCGGGAATACAACGCGCATAAGTTGATGCGCATAACTTCTTATTTGTTAAGGAAATACTTACATATGCAACTTACAAGTACTCGCAAGAAAGCGAATGCAATTACAAGCAACATCCTGAATCGAATTGCTGTACGTGGTCAGCGAAAGGTTGCCGACGCGTTAGGGATTAATGAATCGCAAATTTCGCGATGGAAAGACAGCTTCATCCCAAAAATGGGAATGCTTCTGGCTGTTCTTGAATGGGGTGTTGAAGACGAGGAGTTGGCGGAACTGGCTAAGAAAGTAGCCAGAATGCTGACAAAAGAAAAAGCCCCGAAGAACGGCGAATTCTTCGAGGCCTGATGCAGAAAGACTGGATCAATCCACAGGAGTAATTATGACAAAACAACTCAGTCCTTACCAGGACAAAATTCACAAACACATACTACGTGATCGCTTCCTGTCCAGCTTCAAGCAGCCTGGTCGATTCCGGGCTGAGTTGGAAAAAGTGAAGCTGATGCAGAAGGAGAAAGGTCATGAGTAATCTTGCAACCGTAACACATTTAAGGCCTTCACAACGGCCTGTGGAGCGTCGTGTGGCAGAAGTTGAAGATGGTTATACCCGTCTTGCAAATGCCCTGTATGAAGAGCTTATCGGCGCAGATTTAACGAAAAATCAGAGCAAGGTTGCCCACGCCATATGCCGTAAAACATACGGCTACGGTAAAAAGATGGATCGCATCTCTGATAGTCAGTTAGCTCAAATTACTAGGCTGCCAAGACAGAAGGTAAACAAGGCCAAGAATGAGCTTATCGCGATGAAGGTTATCCTTCGCGAAGGCCAGCAAATCGGGCCTAACAAGAACATCGAGGAATGGCAAATAGAAGGGTGTCACTACTCTGGTGATAATGTCACTGCATTGGTGACAAAAAGTGTCACCAAAACGGTGACAGCGCTGTCACCAAAACAGGGACACACAAAAGAAACTATTACAAAAGAAAAAAGAAATAATAAAAACACTATGTCCGAAAGTGTTCGGACGGAGTGTGAAAAATCACATGACCGTCACGAAGAAACCGACAAGGCATTCGAGGAAATATTCTGGTGTGCAGGCATGCGGAAAGCCGGGAAGAAAAACGCAGCTTCGGCATTCAGAACACAGTTCAGGGAATGGCGTAAAACTACCAGGGGTACGGCAAGCGAGTTTGCCACGATGCTGGCAGAAGACATCGCATGCAGGAATGGTAAGCAGTTCGGATTCGACAGGTTGTTACCATCGAGCTACCTGAACGGTCAACGCTGGAACGACGAGAAGCCAGAAACTATTCAACCACAATCCAAACCATCATCCGCAATCACCGTATCGAAAACTGGCTACGTGTTTTTCGACAGGTGAACCATGAAATCAAAAATCAAATCGCTACTGGTTGCTGGTTATAACCACGGCTGGTTAAGTATTTCGTTTGTCGATTTCTGGTTTAAAAATCTCAATCTGAGGGAATCATGACGCCAAGTGAACTTAGCGACCTGCTTTGGGCGCAGGTTGACAGGGTGGCTCCGCACCTGTTGCCAAACGGCAAGAAAGAGGGGCATGAGTGGGTTGCCGGTAACGTCAATGGTGACAAGGGAAACAGCCTTAAGGTCAACCTTAGCGGCAAGAAAAAATGGGCTGATTTCGCTGAGGGAGACGGCGGTGACATGCTTGATTTGTGGATGGCATGTCGTGGAATTAACCTGCATCAGGCTATGCAGGAAGCGAAAGCATTTCTCGGTATCAAGGATGACGATCACCATTTCGATGCCAAACGTGAGAAAAAATTCTCCAGACCTGATCGCAAGAAAATCGCCCGCTACGTTACCAGAACAGAATCCCATCTTGAGTACCTGCAATCGCGTGGCATATCGCCAGAAGTCGTAAAGCGCTACGAGGTTGTCAGCGGCAAGGTGTGGAATGGAGAACGAGAACTTGATGCACTGGTGCTTCCGTACAAACGCGATGGTGAGTTGTTGCAGGTCAAGCGAATCAGCACTGAGCGCCCGGACGGGAAGAAAGTCATTATGGCAGAAGGTGATTGCGAACCTTGTCTGTTCGGATGGCAGGCTCTGGACGCTGGCGTGAGGGCGGTTGTACTTTGCGAAGGCGAAATTGATTGTATGAGCTATGCGCAATACGGCATCTCGGCGTTATCCGTGCCGTTTGGTGGAGGGAAAGGCGCTAAGCAACAGTGGATTGAGTTTGAGTACCACAACCTCGACAGGTTTGAGGAAATATTCATCTCGATGGACGTTGATGATGTTGGTCGTGAAGCCGCAAGGGAAATCGCAAGCCGACTCGGTGAACATCGTTGCCGTCTTGTTACTCTGCCGTACAAAGACATCAACGAATGCCTGATGAACGGTGTTACCGAGGATGAAATCTGGCAGTACATCGGCACGGCATCCTACTTTGATCCTGAAGAACTCTACAGCGCGCGAGAGTTTTACCAGGACACTATCAACGCTTTCTACGGCAAGCAGCAGTATCTGTTTAATCCACCGTGGGAATCTCTGGCAGATAAATTCCAGTTTCGTGAGGCCGAGTTGACGCTGGTCAATGGTGTGAACGGTCACGGAAAAACGGAGGTTGTCGGGCATATGGCACTTGAGGCAATGCGTCAGGGTGTGAAGACGTGCATCGCGTCACTTGAGCTGAAGCCTGGTATTCTCCTTAAGCGCCTTACCCGTCAGGCGACGTGCTGCAAGATGCCGCCAGTGCTGGAAATTGACTCTGCATTTAAATTTTATGACGAAAGACTTTGGGTGTTTGGCCTGACTGGAACGGCGAAAGCCGACAGGCTGATCGAAATATTCGACTACGCTCGCCGCCGATACGGCATCCAGTTATTCATCATCGACAGCCTGATGAAATGCGGCATAGGTGACGATGACTATAACGGGCAGAAAGCATTTGTTGACTCGATTTGTGACTTCAAAAACAAAACAAACTCCCACGTCATTCTCGTTACTCACTCCAGAAAAGGAGACAGCGAAGAAAAACCAACCGGGAAAATGGACGTAAAAGGCTCTGGAGCGATAACAGACCTGACAGACAACCTTTTCATCATCTGGCGTAACAAGGCTCGCGAGAGAGCGTTACAGAGAGTTCAGAGTGGTGAAAAAATGTCAGAGAAGGACGAACAGCTACTGGCATCTCCGGCATCTGTTTTGATGCTTGAAAAACAACGTAACGGCGAAGGTTGGGAAGGTGGTGTCCCGTTGTTCCTTGACGAGCAATCGCACCAGTTCCTGCAACTTGAATCAGGATCGCCTTATAGCTACATCGCCAATATGCCGAAATCGGAATATGACGAGGCGTGGCGACAGGAAAACGTGACGGAGTATTAAATGACCATCTACATCACTGAGCTTGTAACAGGCCTGCTGGTAATCGCAGGCCTTTTTATTTGGGGGAGAGGGAAGTCATGAAAAAACTAACCTTTGAAATTCGATCTCCAGCACATCAGCAAAACGCTATTCACGCAGTACAGCAAATCCTTCCAGACCCAACCAAACCAATCAATCAAATAACTCAGCAGAGACTTAAAGAAGTCCTTCTCTACGATGAGTTAACAGGGAAATTCACATGGAAAGTAAAGAAATGCCAGAGAATGAATGCTGGGGATATCGCAGGGCATAAGAGTAGCGAAGGCTACTGGGTAATAAAAGTCGATGGAAAACTTTATAAGGCACACAGGCTGGCGTGGCTCTATATGAATGGCAGTCTACCAAAAAGTGATATCGACCACATAAATCTCGTTAGGGATGACAATCGTATAGCAAATCTTAGATTGGCAACTCGATCTCAAAACATCCAAAACGTAAACAAAAAGGCAAATAACAAATCAGGATATAAAGGCGTTTCATGGGATAAGAAATCAAGAAAATGGAGGGCGCAAATCGTAATCAACAAGAGGAAAGTTAATCTTGGGTTTTACGATGACCCAAAGGAAGCTCATAAAGTATATGCAAATAAAGCGGATGAATGTTTCGGCGAATTTGCGAGGTATTAAAATGAAATGTGTCAAATATCACCTTACTAATGAATCTATAAGATATAACGCCATTCAGTATCTTAGGACATGCGATTTAGACATCATTGTCGAGTTTAAGCAGCGCAACCGCAGCTTAGACCAGAATCGAAAGCTTTGGGCTTGCCTTGGTGACGTCTCTCGTCAGGTTGAATGGCATGGTCGCTGGCTGGATGCAGAAAGCTGGAAGTGTGTGTTTACCGCAGCATTAAAGCAGCAGGATGTTGTTCCTAACCTTGCCGGGAATGGCTTTGTGGTAATAGGCCAGTCAACCAGCAGGATGCGTGTAAGCGAATTTGCGGAGCTATTAGAGCTTATACAGGCATTCGGTACAGAGCGTGGCGTTAAGTGGTCAGACGAAGCGCGACTGGCTCTGGAGTGGAAAGCGCGATGGGGAGACCGGGCAGCATGATGCGATGTTATCGGTGCGGTGAATGCAAAGAAGATAACCGCTTCCGACCAAATCAACCTTACTGGAATCGATGGTGTCTCCGGTGTGAAAGAACACCAACAGGGGTGTTACCACTACCGCAGGAAAAGGAGGACGTGTGGCGAGACAGCGACGAAGTATCACCGACATAATCTGTGAAAACTGCAAATACCTTCCAACGAAACGCTCCAGAAATAAACGCAAGCCAATCCCAAAAGAATCTGACGTAAAAACCTTCAATTACACGGCTCACCTGTGGGATATCCGGTGGCTAAGACATCGTGCGAGGAAATGACAATGGATTATTCACAGTTAAGTGATTTTGAAATTAACGTGGCGGTATTCGAAGCCATTCATAACGGATCACCGGATTACAAAGAAGGTGAGAATGGCGATATGGTGTTTGTCTCATTTGAGGGAGACATTGTAAACGGAGACGCAGTTGAAGTAGAAGTTGAGCGCGGATCCTTTAACCCATGCGCAAACCCAGCAGACGCATGGCCGATTATTGAAAAATACAGGATTAGCATTATCAATCTCGATGAAGACGAGTGGGGTGCACGCGGTGTGGCCTACTGTAAATCTAAGCGAGCTATACATGAAAATCCCCTCCGCGCCGCCATGATTGTCTTTCTCATGATGCAGAGAATCCAATAATGCTTAGCCCATCCCAATCCCTTCAATACCAGAAAGAAAGCGTCGAGCGGGCTTTAACGTGCGCTAACTGCGGTCAGAAGCTGCATGTGCTGGAAGTTCATGTGTGTGAGCACTGCTGTGCAGAACTGATGAGCGATCCGAATAGCTCAATGTACGAGGAAGAAGACGATGGTGATTAGCCGATACGGAAAAATAACGTTTAAACATTTTCAAGACAATCCAACATGGGCTGCTGCGGCTGGATATGACTTTAATTATTTTGATTGTCTGTCAGTCGCATGTATTGCAACTACCAATGTTGCTAACAACATAATCGATGAATTCTTGGATTTTCCAGACTATCAGGTCAGAGAGTTGCCTGCATTTTTTGTGAAAGTATCTGTTGCTACAGCTCTGTTATTTATTTTGTTATTCGCATATCCATTGCTTGCCGTATTTGTTTATGTGAGATGCAAGCACTCACAAAATGAATACAGCGGAGAGCATACCGATATTACCAGCCAAAATATGCGAGTGTGGTTGAGGAGATGCCAAGAGAAATGGGGGAGAAGTCATGGCTAACCTACGCAAAGAAGCGCGCGGAAGAGAATGCCAGGTACGTATTTACGGCATATGCAATGGAAATCCTGAAACTACAGTTCTGGCACATTACCGGATGGCTGGAATTTGCGGAACGGGAATGAAACCTGACGACCTGATCGGCGCATGGGCTTGTAGTGACTGCCACGCGGAGATCGACCGACGCACAAGGATTCTCGACAACAAAGACGCCAGACTTTACCACCTCGAAGGCGTGATCAGGACGCAGGCGATACTGCTGAAGGAGGGGAAGATTAAGTCATGAACGAATATCAGTTTGTGCTTCCATACCCGCCGTCGGTGAACACCTACTGGCGAAGACGGGGAAGCCAATACTACATCAGCGATAAAGGCCAGAAATACCGAAAAGACGTTCAGCAAATCATCCGCCAACTTAAGTTAGACATTTTCACCAAATCACGACTCCGCATCAAAGTCATCGCAGACGTTCCAGACTCCCGCCGCCGCGACCTCGACAACATCCTGAAAGGTTTACTCGACTCCCTTATCCACGCCGGATTTGCGGAAGACGACGAGCAATTCGATGACATTCGCGTAATTCGTGGTGTGAAAGTACCAGGCGGACGGCTTGGAATAAAAATCACCGAACTGGAGAACGCATGAACGCCACAATTCAAACGATACCAGAGCTTCTTATCCAGACACGAGGCAATCAGACCGAAGTGGCGAGGATGCTTTCCTGCGCAAGAGGAACAGTGCTCAAGTACAACCGAGACAGCAAAGGCGAGCGTCACGTAATAGTTAACGGCGTCCTGATGGTCAAACAAGGCAAGAGGGGAAGACGATGAGCATAAGAGAACTAAACCTCACCAAAGAGCAGCACGAGTGGCTGAATGGCTGGCTTGAACTGTGGGGCGCATGGGTTTATTCAGGTCGTCTGGAAAAGCGCATGAGCAGCGTAATAGCGAAGTTCATGGAGAGCGTAGAGCCGGGAAGAATTATGACAAGGCCAATGTGTAATGATGATGATGGAATGTTGATTTCTCAGGTCGTTGATTCCGTCATGTACATTGACAAGAAAGCCTTTGGCATCCTCCTCAGCTACTACGCTCATGGTTCATCTAAGCGAGCAATTGCATCCTACTATCACGCGACTGCAAAGCCACGCAAGATGTGTGGACGTGGTGGCGAGGGATGGAGAAAACCTTCACTGGCAACCTGTAGAAACGAAATTGACGACATCCTGAAAGCGTCATTATTTGTTTTATACCAGCCAATGCAAAATGCTTTCAAAATGCGTAAACGTGTTGAGAAAGTTAAGCATGTTGCTGTTAAAAACCTTGACATGCAATTATCCATTTAGCCATAATTAGAAGGTAAGCTGCCGTTAGTGACTCTTAAGTTGCAACGGTGGCTTTTTTGTTTGCACAACAGGTAAGAGCATTGAACCCGCAGACCTCGCGGAATTGGTGAAAGGTGCCGCGCAGTACTCTTATCGTTGTGGTGAATACGCAGGCTGATGCGTTAATCAGGTGAACGAGACACCCGCCGGTCCGTGATATGGCACACCGTGCCGGTCATATCTGCCGCGGTTAGGTTTACGAGGATTTCGTAAAGCTGGTCTAGGGTGAAGCCGTGAAAGCGGAGGAAGTAAAACGAGGCGTCGGTACACGCCTATCGTCATTAAGTCGGAGTTCAGCACCGACCGCCACAACCCAACCTGAGCCGTAGCCACTGGCTATCCTGAATTCATCAGTGATAGTTATGCTGCGGCCTTCTACACATGACCTTCGTGAAAGCGGGCGGCATGAGGTTGCGCTAACAACCTCATGCCGTTTTGCCCGTGCATATCGGTCACGAACAAATCTGATTACTAAACACAGTAGCCTGGATTTGTTCTATCAGTAATCGACCTTATTCCTAATTAAATAGAGCAAATCCCCTTATTGGGGGTAAGACATGAAGATGCCAGAAAAACATGACCTGTTAGCCGCCATTCTCGCGGCAAAGGAACAAGGCATCGGGGCAATCCTTGCGTTTGCAATGGCGTACCTTCGCGGCAGATATAATGGCGGTGCGTTTACAAAAACAGTAATCGACGCAACGATGTGCGCCATTATCGCCTGGTTCATTCGTGATCTTCTCGACCTCGCCGGACTAAGTAGCAATCTCGCTTATATAACGAGCGTGTTCATCGGCTACATCGGTACTGACTCGATTGGTTCGCTTATCAAACGCTTCGCTGCTAAAAAAGCCGGAGTAGAAGATGGTGGAAATCAATAATCAACGTAAGGCGTTCCTCGATATGCTGGCGTGGTCAGAGGGAACAGATAACGGACGTCAGAAAACCAGAAATCATGGTTATGACGTCATTGTAGGTGGTGAGCTATTCACTGATTACTCCGATCACCCTCGCAAACTTGTCACGCTAAACCCCAAACTCAAATCAACAGCAGCCGGACGTTACCAGCTTCTTTCACGTTGGTGGGATGCATACCGTAAGCAGCTTGGCCTGAAAGACTTCTCTCCGAAAAGCCAGGACGCTGTGGCATTGCAACAGATTAAAGAGCGTGGCGCTTTGCCGATGATTGATCGCGGTGATATTCGTCAGGCAATCGACCGTTGCAGCAATATCTGGGCTTCACTGCCGGGCGCTGGTTATGGTCAGTTCGAGCATAAGGCTGACAGCCTGATTGCAAAATTCAAAGAAGCTGGCGGAACGGTCAGAGAGATTGAGGTATGAGCAGAGTAACCGCGATTATCTCCGCTCTGGTTATCTGCATCATCGTCTGCCTGTCATGGGCTGTTAATCATTACCGTGATAACGCCATCGCCTACAAAGAACAGCGTGATAAAAAAGTCAGTGAGCTGAAGCAGGCGACCGCCACCATTACTGACATGCAGCAGCGCCAGCGTTCTGCTGATGCACTCGATGCTAAATACACGAAGGAGTTAGCTGATGCGAAAGCTGAAAATGATGCTCTTCGGCGCAAGCTTGATAATGGCGGCAGGGTGCTCGTCAAAGGAAAATGCCCTGTGCCATCCTCAGCCGAAACCTCCGGCGCCTCCGGCATGGGCAATGATGCCACCGTCGAACTCTCTCCAGTTGCTGGACGAAACGTTCTCAGTATCAGATCTGGAATCATCAGCGACCAAACATCACTGAGAACGCTTCAGGAATACATCAACACGCAGTGCCTGAAATGAACAATCATAGCCTCGTAATAGCGAGGCTTTTTACTAACCGAGGGTAAATAATGTCATCTCCAATCATGAAGTATTTCGCTTATCAACACCTCCCTGCGCATCTGCAGGAAGTAAGTAAGCCAATCGGTGAACTTGCGACACTGATGGATGAATCACTGCCGGACAGTGCTGAAAAGTCAGCAGGTCTCCGCAAGCTGCTCGAAGCTAAAGATGCGCTGGTGCGAGCAAAGCTGGGGTAAGTCATTACAAAGCCTATCTACGGGTGGGCTTGATAATGAAACCGGAATTTATTCTGGGTAACCAGTTACGGCAGTACCGCGAAACAACCCAAGCCAGTAAGTGGGGAAATAACACTGGCAGCCACTGAAAGATGAACCTCCTGCCTTATGGCAAAAAAGATTCTTTGTGGTGGCGGACTGATGGAAAGACATCGGTTATTGCAGAGGCTAATCCTGAGTAAAATGGTGGATCAATATTGGGCCGTTGGTGGAGATTAAGTGGACCACTTTTCATCCGTCGTTGACACGAAGAAAGACGTACTGTCGCATAACAAATCGGTGCAGGCGCACTGCCAGCAGAATGAATACCGGGCTTTGAAGTCGCGGCCTGAGTGAAGCATAAACAATAAAGCGAGGTTTTTTCATCATGAAAAAAGAAGACCGTGGTTTTATCTCTGTTACTAACTCAATTTCAGAAGTTAAAAAACTCTTTGTGGAAAATGAAATCCCGCAAGAAGATGAGGTTCTTGAACTGGTGGTCGTCAAAAGCGAAACTACCAATGACTCATGTGCATTAGTGCTTAAATTGCGATCAGTTCAAAAATAAGACGAACCGATTGATGCATTGAAAATTTTGCGTGTGAATTGATGTGTCTCATCAATTATTCTGGTGGATGAACTCATTATGATTTTTCACTCACCGGTATCGGAGCAAATCGATGCATCAAACTTTAGCCAACGCAACCTTTCAAGTCATCGCAGGGCAGTCTCTCGGCAGTGGCTTTAGCTTCCTGAGAGATGATTTAGTTATAACAAATTGGCATGTAATAAAATCATTGGTTGACATAACAACTAGCAGCACTCGCGGTCCAGTAACTTTGCTCACTGAATCTCATCAGAGTTTACAAGCTCAGATTCAACGCGTTGACATCGCAAACGACATTGCGGTGATGCAACTTTCAGAAGCACTGCCAGCGGGAAGGGTTGTTTTGCAGCCTTCACCTAACTTCACCCCAACAAGGGGAAAGCGTTTGATTTTTGCAGGCTATCCGCATGGTTTTTCTGATTTGTTAACAAGTGAAGCCATAATTTCAGCCCCAATGGAGGACGGCAAGTTTGCTATCGATGGAATGGTAAACGGTGGCAATTCCGGAGGGCCCATTATTGAATTGGAGTCAGGGGATGTTGTTGGTATCGTAACCGAAAGAAGATACCCAGGAAAAGTTGAGGCTGATGCTATTGCTGAAAGATCCAAAAGACTTTTGGTAGAAATTGGGAACATGGGAGTGAATGTAAGCTTCGGTGGTGTGGATTTCGCGAGGGTTAACTCACTTTATGCAGAGTCACTGGCTACAATAGTCAAAATTCTGGAGTCTAATGCAAATCCTGGCATAGGTATCGGTTTCCCTATAAAGCCTATTATTGATGCAATCGCTACGCTCAAAGCTGAATAATATTATCTTTATCATAGTCATCATTTAAAAAGGTCTCGCATTGCGGGGCTTTTTATTGCCATCACAAAAGCCATTCCCTACAGAGTGGCTTTGATAATGGCTTATACCCTGCACGGGATAACTTAACTGATATCCCTTTTAACGGATAAACGGAGCCAACAATGGCAGAGATTATTCCCATGACTGAAGAACAGAAATTCCAGTTAGAGATTTACAAAATGGTCATGAACCAGAACGCACCCGCAGAGGAAGCATTTCAGTTCATTGGTACTGACGAGCTGAAGCTTGAGCTATTCAAAATTCACTTCCAGTCAGGCGGCGCTAATTCAGATATCACGACCCGCACTATCGAAGCGGTGCGTAAATCGAAGGAAGCGTTAGACCTGTTCACTACCGGAGCATGATGTGAGCCGCGTAATCAATTTGGGTAAGGAGAAGAAATTCCCAATTACTCAAGAGCTATACGAGCGGCTGGAAAGCGTCATTCATGATTACGATGGTGAAATCAGTTTATGCGAGGCGATTGGCACACTTGAATTGCTGAAGCAGTCACTGATTGAAAGCGCGAAAGAGTCCTTAACCTGAAATAACAACTAAGTGAGATGAATATGGCAGCACCAAAGGGCAACCGATTTTGGGAGGCCCGCAGTAGTCATGGGCGAAATCCTAAATTCGAATCGCCTGAGGCGCTGTGGGCTGCTTGTTGTGAATACTTCGAGTGGGTAGAAGCTAACCCGCTATGGGAGATGAAGGCGTTCTCGTATCAGGGTGAAGTGATACAAGAGCCTATCGCCAAGATGCGAGCGATGACCATTACCGGCCTCACTCTGTTCATTGATGTGACGCTTGAAACATGGCGCACATATCGCCTGCGAGAAGATTTATCTGAAGTCGTTACGCGAGCAGAACAGGTCATCTACGACCAGAAATTCTCTGGCGCAGCCGCTGACCTTCTCAACGCTAACATCATCGCCCGTGATTTGGGCCTCAAAGAGCAGTCGCAAGTTGAAGACGTGACACCTGATAAGGGAGATCGCGATAAGCGGCGCTCTCGTATCAAGGAGCTATTCAACCGTGGAACTGGACGCGATTCTTGATAACTTGAGCGACGAAGAGCAAATCGAATTGCTCGAGCTACTCGAAGAAGAAGAGAACTACCGTAACACACACCTGCTATATGAATTTACGCCATACAGCAAACAGCGTGAGTTCATCGACGCCGGACATGACTATCCAGAGCGATGTTTTATGGCTGGTAACCAGCTTGGTAAGTCATTTACTGGTGCTGCTGAAGTCGCGTTTCACCTTACCGGGCGTTATCCGGGCACAAAAGGCTATCCTGTTGATGGTAAATATGGCGGTGAGTGGAAAGGTAAGCGTTTCTATGAGCCTGTTGTCTTCTGGATTGGCGGCGAGACAAACGAGACTGTAACCAAAACGACTCAACGCATCCTGTGCGGTCGTATCGAAGAGAATGATGAGCCTGGCTACGGTTCCATACCGAAAGAAGACATCATTAGCTGGAAGAAGTCTCCTTTCTTTCCGAACCTTGTTGATCACCTTCTGGTTAAGCATCACACGGCTGATGGCGTTGAAGATGGCATTTCAATCTGCTACTTCAAACCATACTCGCAAGGCCGTGCTCGCTGGCAGGGTGACACAATCCACGGCGTGTGGTTTGACGAAGAGCCACCATACAGCATTTATGGCGAAGGTCTTACCCGTACCAACAAATACGGGCAATTCTCAATTCTGACGTTTACCCCTCTGATGGGGATGTCTGACGTTGTTACCAAGTTCCTGAAGAATCCCAGCAAGTCGCAGAAAGTGGTCAACATGACCATCTACGACGCTGAGCACTACACCGACGAGCAGAAAGAGCAAATCATCGCATCCTATCCCGAGCATGAGAGAGAGGCGCGTGCTCGCGGTATTCCTACGATGGGTAGTGGTCGAATCTTCCAGATACCGGAAGAGACGATTAAGTGTCAGCCGTTCGAGTGTCCTGATCACTTCTACGTAATTGGCGGGATGGATTTCGGATGGGATCACCCACAGGCGCAGGTTCAGCTTTGGTGGGATAAGGACGCAGACACAATCTACGTTTCACGCGTGTGGAAGGCGAAAGAAAAAACAGCTGTTCAGGCATGGGGAGCTGTTAAATCATGGGCGCATAAAGTGCCAACCGCATGGCCTCATGACGGAAACCAGCATGAGAAGGGCGGCGGTGAGCAGCTCAAAGGGCAGTACGCAGACGCTGGATTTATGATGTTGCAGGAGCATGCGACATGGCCTGATGGAGGTAATGCTGTTGAGCCTGGAATCACTGAATTGCGAGACATGATGCTCGACGGTCGCTTCAAAGTGTTCAACACCTGTGAGCCATTCTTTGAGGAGTTCCGCCTCTATCACCGCGATGAAAACGGGAAAATCGTCAAGCTTAACGACGACGTGCTATCCGCCGTTCGCTATGCATACATGATGCGCCGCTTCGCAAAAATGATGCGCGACATCAAAAAACCCAAAGAGAAAAAGATACCAGCCCCAATCAGGCCCATCGCACGGAGAACTTAAATGGCCGACGAAAACAGACTCAATTCCATTCTGTGTAAGTTTGACGCGGACTGGATGGCGAGCGATGAAGCCAGAACCGAGGCGACAAATGACCTGTATTTTAGCCGAGTGTCGCAATGGGATGACTGGCTATCAAACTACACCACCCTGCAATATCGCGGACAATTCGATGTTGTTCGCCCGGTGGTCAGGAAACTGGTCGCAGAGATGCGGCGGAACCCTATCGACGTTCTATTCAGACCAAAAGACGGCGCTAATCCTGATGCTGCCGATGTGTTGATGGGAATGTATCGTACCGATATGCGCCATAACACGGCAAAAATTGCCGTTAACGTTGGCGTTCGTGAGCAGATAGAGTCCGGCGTTGGTGCATGGCGTCTGGTCACGCAGTACGAAGACAACGATCCAACAAGCAACAATCAGGTAATCCGACGCCTTCCAATCCATGAAGCCTGCTCACACGTCATATGGGACGCCAATAGCAAGCAGATGGATAAGAGCGACGCTAAGCACTGCACGGTGATTAACGCCTTGTCGCGCAATGGCTGGAAAGAGTTCGCAGAGGATTACGGTATTGATCCTGACACCCTGCCATCTTTCCAGAATCCGAACGATACATGGCTGTTTCCGTGGGTATCGAATGATGTCGTCTACGTCGCTGAGTATTACGAGGTCGAAGAGAAGAAGGAGAAAGTCTTCATCTACCGCGACCCGCTGACAGGTGAGCCGGTCAGCTATTACCAGCAGGATATCAAAGACGTCATCGACGACCTGGCTAATCGTGGATTCATTAAGGTAGCAGAGCGTAAGGTGAAGCGTCGTCGTGTGTATAAGTCGATCATCACCTGCACGCAGATACTGAAAGACCGAGAAAAGATAGCCGGAGAGCATATCCCAATCGTTCCAGTGTATGGAGAATGGTCATTCGCTGGTGACAAGGAGTGCTACGAGGGAGTGGTAAGGCTGACGAAAGACGGTCAACGCCTTCGTAACATGATCATGTCGTTCAACGCCGATATTGTTGCTCGTTCACCGAAGAAGAAACCTACCTTCTTCCCTGAGCAAATCGAAGGCTACGAATACATGTACGGTGGAAATGATGACTATCCGTACTATCTGCAGAACAGGACCGATGAAAACGGTAACGACCTTCCGATTGGTCCAATCTCCTACATGGAAAACCCTGAAGTGCCGCAAGCCAACGCTTACATGCTTGAGGCTGCCACCAACGCAGTGAAAGAGGTGGCTAGTCTTGGTGTGGATGCGCAGGCAGCAAACTCTCAGGTCGCTTTTGATACCGTCAATCAACTGAACATGCGGGCAGACCTTGAGACATACGTGTTTCAGGATAACCTGGCTACCGCAATGCGACGTGATGGCGAGATTTATGCCTCAATGGTCAACGATATTTATGACGTTCCTCGTCATGTAACGCTGACACTTGAAGATGGTAGCGAGAAAGACGTTCAACTATACGCGCAAGTTGTAGATTACCAGTCCGGTAATGTGGTCACACTCAACGACATTCGCGGTCGCTATGAGTGCTATACAGACGTTGGACCATCCTTCCAGAGTATGAAGGAACAGAACCGCGCAGAGATTCAGGAGTTGCTCACCAAGGTTCCGCAAGGTACTCCAGAGTTCCAGATGCTGATGCTGCAATACTTCACGCTGCTTGACGGTAAAGGCGTCGAGATGATGCGAGAGTACGCGAACAAGCAACTGGTGATGATGGGGCTGAAGAAACCAGAAACACCTGAAGAGATGGAGATGGTACAGCAGGCTCAACAGCAGCCGCAGCAGCCATCAGCAGAGCAAATTCAGGCGCAGGGTATCCTTCTGCAAGGTCAGGCTGAATTGCTCAAGGCAGAGAACCAACAGGCGCAGATTCAGGTTGAAGCCGCCAAGGTTGAAGCCCAAAACCAACTCAACGCCGCGAAGATTGCGGAAATCTTCAACAATATGGACCTCGACAAGCAGGCAGAACTGCGTGAGTACCTCAAGCTCGTAGGTCAATTCCAGCAACAGCGCAGCAAAGATGCTCGCGCTAACGCTGAGCTGCTTCTTAAAGATGCAGACCAGACTCATTCACAACGCATGGATTTCGCGAATCTTATGCGTCAAGTTCAAATCCCCTCCGGCGGAGTAGCCGAGACACCTCAATAAGAGAGAGTTAATCATGGACCAAACCACCGACATTCAGGCTTCTGAAGAATTAACCATGTCCGGCAATCATGCAGCGGCATCTGCTGATGGCTTAGTTGTCGATAATGCCAACGATAACACAGGTCAGGAAGAAGGCTTCGAGATTGTCCTGAAAGACGATGAGAAACCAAAACAAGACCCGGCAACTAATGCTGAATTTGCCCGTCGCCGCATCGAACGCAAACGCCAGCGTGAGCTTGAGCAGCAGATGGAAGCGGTTAAGCGTGGAGAATTGCCGGAGCACCTGCGGGTGAACCCTGAGTTACCGAAACAACCAGACCCTAACGATTATCTTTCCGAAGATGCACTGGCTAAGTACGACTATGACCAGAGCCGCGCACTGGCTGCCTTCCAGCAGGCAAACAGTGAATGGCAGATCAAGGCTATGGACGCACGAAGCCAGGCTGTCGCCGAGCAGGGTCGCAAAACTCAGGAGTTCACCCAGCAATCAGCGCAATACGTCGAGGCAGCCCGTAAGCACTACGACGCAGCGGAAAAGCTCAATATCCCTGACTATCAGGAGAAAGAGGATGCATTCATGCAACTGGTGCCGCCAGCAGTCGGTGCCGACATCATGCGCCTCTTCCCGGAGAAATCCGCTGCTCTCATGTATCACCTTGGTGCTAATCCTGAGAAAACACGCCAGTTGCTGGCGATGGACGGGCAATCCGCGCTGATTGAACTCACTCGACTGTCAGAACGTTTAACTCTCAAGCCTCGAGCCAAGCCTGTTTCAGAAGCCCCGTTACCTGATGAACCCATTCAGGGGCACGCTGTTGCTGCAAATATCTCTGCGATTGAAAAGCAGATGGAAGCGGCAGCAAACAAAGGGGATGTAGAGACGTACCGCAAGCTCAAGGCTCAACTCAATAAAGGAATTCGATAATGGCATTAAATGAAGGTCAACTGGTCACGTATGCTCTGGATGAAATCATCGAAACCGTCCAGAACCTGACGCCAATGGCGTCCAAAGTGACAAAATACACCCCTCCGGCAGAATCCATGCAACGTTCAAGCAACACCGTGTGGATGCCTGTTGAGCAGGAAGCGCCAACTCAGACTGGCTGGGATTTAACGGGCAACGCAACCGGGATTCTGGAACTCTCCGTGAAATGCAACATGGGCGATCCGGATAACGATTTCTTCGAGCTTCGTGCAGATGACCTGCGTGATGAGCGTTCTTACCGTCGCCGCATCCAGGCATCCGCCAAAAAACTGGCGAATAACATTGAGTCAGCGATTGCCAAACAGGCAACTGAAATGGGCTCGCTTGTTGTTCACGATACCCGCGCAATTGGTCCATCTACTGGCCTGTCTGGCTGGGATTTTGTGTCTGATGCAGAGCGCCTGATGTTCTCCCGTGAGCTAAACCGCGATATGGGCATCAGTTACTTCCTGAACCCTGACGATTACCGCAAAGCAGGCCGAAACCTGGTAGATGGCGACATCTTCGGGCGAGTTCCTGAAGAAGCGTATCGCAACGGTACTATTCAGCGTCAGATTGCTGGCTTTGATGAAATTCTTCGCTCACCGAAACTTCCGGCAGTTACCAAGTCAACCGCTACTGGTGTAACTGTTTCTGGTGCGCAGAAGTTTAAGCCGCAGGCATACACTCTTGATACCGATGGTAACAAAGAGAACGTCGACAACCGTGTTGCAACGGTGACCGTATCCTCCACCACCGGATTTAAGCGCGGCGACAAAATCAGCTTCACTGGTGTGAAATTCCTGTCTCAGATGGCGAAGAACGTGCTGACTGATGATGCTACTTTCTCAATCACCCGTGTGATCGATGGTACTCACATCGAAATCACGCCGAAGCCGATTGCGCTTGATGACGCGTCACTGACAAAAGAAGAGAAGGCTTACGCTAACGTAAACACCTCTCTTGCTGATACCACTCCGGTAAACGTTCTGAACGTGGCAACAACCACCGCTAATGTGTTCTGGGCTGATGACTCAATCCGTCTGCTGTCTCAGCCGATCCCGGTAACCCATGAACTGTTTGCTGGCATGAAAACGTCTTCCTTCAGCATTCCTGGTATTGGTGTTAACGGCATCTTCGCAACGCAGGGTGATATCAACACTCTGTCTGGTAAGTGCCGTATTGCTGTGTGGTATTCAGCATGTGCTGTACGACCAGAGGCAATTGGTGTTGGTCTGTCTAACCAGACCGCGTGATAACCAGAGGGAGCTTCGGCTCCCTTTTTTATCTGGAGACAAGCATGACACACATGATCTTTCGTCATGGCGACATGAAGAAGTGGAAAGGCGTTGGCTATGACTTTGAAATCGTGAAAGCCGAAGAGCTTCAGGAATATCTGGATGCTGGTTGGTTTTCACATCCTGATGACCTTTTGAAGGATGTCGCAGATCCAGAGCCAGAGCCAGAAGAAAAACAGCGTAAAAAGCCTGGTCGAAAACCTAAGGCGGCAGCAGATGAACCTGACAACGAAGGGTGATTTAGTCCTTGCGGCATTACGTAAGCTCGGTGTGGCATCAAATGCCACGTTAACCGATGTCGAACCGCAGTCTATGGAAGACGGCGTCAACGACCTTGAAATGATGATGGCTGAATGGCTTGGAGGTGATGCGTCACCTGGTATCAACGTTGGCTACATTTTCGCTGATGCAGATGTCGCTCCGGATCCTGGCGATGAGCACGGTTTGTCAAATAACGCTATCAATGCCGTCATTTTCAACCTTGCCTGCCGCATTGCTCCAGATTATGCGCTGGAAGCGTCTGCAAAACTTATAACCACTGCCAGATACGGGAAAGAGCGACTCGTCAAACTGTCTGCAATGGACAGAGCAAAAGCCGCTAAATGTAAGTCCGGTTATCCAAACCGTATGCCTGTTGGTAGCGGTAACCAGTTGGCGAAGTGGAACGGTTGGAATTACTTCCACCGGAAGGAACCTTGCGATAACGGGAGCGAATAAATGCCGATTCAGCAACTTCCGCTTATGAAAGGTGTCGGCAAAGACTTTCGAAACGCCGACTATATCGACTATCTGCCAGTGAATATGCTGGCTACACCCAAAGAAATCCTGAACAGCAGCGGATATCTTCGCTCATTCCCTGGCATTGCCAAACGCTCTGATGTAAACGGTTTATCGCGCGGAGTCGAGTACAACATGGCGCAGAATGCTGTTTATCGTGTGTGTGGTGGCAAGCTGTACAAAGGAGAAAGCGAAGTCGGTGACGTCGCCGGAAGTGGTCGCGTATCAATGGCACATGGTCGGACATCTCAGGCTGTAGGCGTTAATGGTCAACTGGTCGAGTATCGCTATAATGGCACGGTTAAAACCGTCTCAAACTGGCCTACAGACAGCGGATTCACTCAGTATGAGTTAGGCTCAGTCCGTGACATTACGCGCTTACGTGGGCGTTATGCGTGGTCAAAAGACGGCACTGATTCATGGTTTATCACTGACCTTGAAGACGAATCGCATCCTGACCGTTACAGCGCACAATATCGCGCAGAATCGCAGCCGGACGGCATCATCGGTATCGGCACATGGCGAGACTTCATAGTCTGCTTTGGTTCGTCGACGATTGAATATTTCTCCCTGACGGGGTCAACCACCGTTGGTGCCGCTTTGTATGTCGCACAGCCATCATTGATGGTGCAGAAAGGTATTGCCGGGACTTACTGCAAAACGCCGTTTGCTGATTCGTATGCGTTCATCAGCAATCCGGCAACTGGTGCGCCGTCTGTATACATCATTGGCTCCGGTCAGGTGTCACCAATCGCCAGCGCGAGCATTGAGAAAATTCTCCGCTCCTACACTGCTGATGAACTGGCTGATGGTGTGATGGAATCGCTGCGATTTGATGCGCATGAACTACTGATTATCCATCTTACGCGTCACGTCCTCGTGTACGACGCATCTTCAAGCGCCAATGGTCCGCAATGGTGTGTGCTGAAAACGGGCCTGTATGACGATGTGTACCGCGCTATCGACTTCATTTACGAAGGCAATCAGATAACGTGCGGCGATAAGATGGAGTCCGTGACCGGGAAATTGCAATTCGATGTATCTTCACAATACGAAAAACAACAAGAGCATATTTTATATTCCCCTCTAATAAAGGCTGATAACGTTTTAATAAATGACCTTGAATTAGAAACATCTGGCGGCGTGTGTGATAGAATAGATAGAATATTTATATCAGCCACTACAGATGGAATTAATTACGGTCATGAGCAAATGATTGTATTACAAAAACCATTTGTATATGACAATCGCGTTTTATGGCGAAAGGTTGGTCGAGTTAGACGCCTCATTGGATTTAAATTCAGAGTTATTGCAAAAGGTCCTGTTACATTATCAGGCCTTTCTATTCGTGTAACATAAATCGAAACTAAAGGAGTAGATATGTTGAGTGAAAACGCAAAAGATATTCCTGGATATGAAGGTTTATATGCCGTAACAGAGGATGGTCGAGTATATTCTCACTCACGTGTTGTTAAGGCTGCGCATGGCAGCACGCAACTCAGAAAGGGGCGGTGGCTAAAACAACACGAGAATAATAAAGGTTATCTATATTTGCCACTTAGTGTTGATGGAGTTAAAGTAAAATGGCTTGTGCATAGGCTTGTCGCTCTTGCTTTCGTCCCCAATCCAGAAGGCAAGCCGTTCATAAATCACATAGATAACAACCGAAAAAATAATAATGCTTCTAATTTAGAGTGGTGTACTCAAAAGGAAAATATGAAGCATTGCTCATCTCAAGGCAGGGTGAAGTTTCCGGCTTTAAAAGGAGAAAATAATCCAATTTCAAAGCTCTCATATGAGCAAGTAATAGAAATAAAGAAATCAAAGGGAGTTAATCAAAGAGAGCTTGCTAAAAAATACTGTGTCAGTCAGACGGTGATTCACAATATCCAGTCTGGTAAATCGTGGAGGCATGTTAATGGCTGATTCGAATCTCAATGTGCCGGTAATCATCCAGGCTACGCGGCTAGACACATCAGTCCTTCCACGCAATATCTTCTCGCAGTCATATCTGCTGTACGTTATCGCACAGGGTACTGATGTTGGTAACGTGGCGAACAAGGCCAACGAAGCAGGGCAGGGCGCTTATGACGCACAAGTCAGGAACGATGAGCAGGATGTGATTCTTGTCGATCACGAAATTCGACTGGCATCAGCTGAAGCTAAGATTCAGGACCACGAAACAAGGATCACTAACGCAGAATCGGCGATAGTCGGCCTTGATTCACGATTAACGACAGCAGAAAACGATATTGATTATCTGACGGATGAAGTTGTCGCCATTCAAAACACGCTTTCAGACCATGAAACGCGCATCGATGCTCTGGAGTATGCCACTACTCGCAAGAAGTCAGAAGTTGTTTACTCTGGCGTATCTGTAACCATCCCGACAGCGCCGACCAACCTTGTTAGCCTGCTGAAAACGCTCACGCCGTCATCCGGCACGTTGGCACCATTCTTCGACACCGTTAACAACAAGATGGTTGTGTTCAACGAGAACAAAACCTTGTTCTTCAAGCTGTCGATCGTCGGGACGTGGCCCAGCGGAACCGCCAACAGGTCAATGCAGCTAACCTTTTCCGGCTCTGTTCCTGACACACTGGTAAGCAGTCGCAACTCGGCGACAACAACCGATAACATCTTGTTAGCTACGTTCTTCAGCGTGGATAAAGACGGCTTTCTTGCCACAAATGGCAGTACGTTAACCATTCAGTCAAATGGTGCGGCGTTTACTGCCACAACCATCAAAATCATTGCGGAGCAGTGATGGAAATAAAGCTCATCGATAACCCGGTGAAGCTTGCAGAATTCCTCAACAACCCGGCAAACACGGGAAATATCGTAGACATTGGAGATAAATACTACATCAAGCCTGATGCGGTATACCTCGGCATCTACGAAGGATTAGTGCTGGCTGGCGTTCATGAAGTGCGTAACTTCTGGCATAGCGTTGTTGAATGCCATGCGGTGTATGACCCCGGATTCCGTGGAGAATATGCACTGCAAGGGCATCGATTATTCTGCAAATGGCTTCTCGAAAACTCACCATTCCTTAACAGCATCACCATGGTTCCTGACACCACCAAATACGGACGGGCAATTATCCGTTTGCTTGGCGCTACCCGTGTTGGTCACCTTGATGATGCTTATACCAGCAATGGAAAGCCTGTAGGCATCACGATTTATCAGTTACCGCGCTCAAAATACGAGGAGCTAAAGAATGTTAATTTTCCAGATTGCCAATAAGCACCTCAGCAAAGCTGTGTACTGCAAAGGCGGCAGTGATAGCGGAGCAAAAGAGCAGGCCCGCGCAACTGAAAAGGGCATCGAACTGCAGCGTGAAATGTGGCAGACGAACATGCAAAACCTTGCACCGTTCACGCCACTCGCTCAGCAGTACGTATCACAGCTGCAGAATCTTTCCTCTCTTCAGGGGCAAGGTCAGGCGCTTAACCAGTATTACAACTCTCAGCAGTATAAAGACCTTGCAGGGCAGGCGCGTTACCAGAGTCTGGCAGCAGCAGAGGCAACGGGTGGATTAGGCTCTACAGCAACAGGAAACCAGTTAGCAGCAATCGCACCTACACTCGGTCAAAACTGGCTGTCAGGTCAGATGAACAACTACAACAATCTGGCAAATATCGGCCTTGGTGCTCTTACAGGTCAGGCAAACGCCGGGCAGAACTATGCCAACAACGTCAGCCAATTGTATCAACAGCAGGCGGCAGCATCTGCGGCTAATGCGAATAAACCATCAGGATTTCAGAGCGCCTTGGGTGGAGCTGCGGCAGGTGCAGCTGCAGGTACTGCAATCATGCCTGGTTGGGGTACAGCAATTGGTGCTGGCGTCGGCCTTCTTGGTTCACTGTTTTAATGGAGGTGTCTCTTGGCTACATGGCAACAGGCTGGTAATTCAGGCGCGCTTCTTGCCGGGTTAGGCGGCATGAACTCCAACGCTCCAAGAGCAAGTGATGCAGACGCCACGCTTGCATACATTCGACAGAATAACGAGATGGAGCGTTCAGGACGTAATAACGTTGGCTTGCAGGCTTTGCAGGGCATTTCATCTGTCATGGATATGTATAAGCAGATGGATCAGCAGAAGCGACAGCAAGAGTTTCAGCAGGCTTATGCTGATGCATATACATCTGGTGACCGCGATGCAATGCGAAAACTGGCATCACAGTATCCTGAGCAGTTTGACGCTGTAAGAAACGGCATGAAATTTGTCGATGAAGACCAGCGTTCCACTGTCGGCACACTGGCAGCAAGTGCCAGACTGGCAGCTTCATCTCCAGAAGCCATGATGTCATGGTTGCAGAACAACTCATCTGAGCTTACTCGTGCCGGAGTAGACCCTCTGGATGTGGCGAAAATGTATCAGCAAAATCCACAAGGTTTCACAGAGTTTGTTGATCACCTTGGAATGGCTGCTCTTGGTCCGATTGATTACTTCAATGTTCAGGACAAGATGGCTGGTCGTGAAATTGACCGAGGCAGGCTGGCAGAGACAATCCGCAGCAATCAGGCTGGTGAAGCACTTCAGGCGAGAGGGCAAAACCTTTCCTATCAGTCAGCAATGACTGGGCACAATATCGCAGCACAACGCTTGGCTCTGGATCAGCAAGAGTTCGGGTTTAAGATGCAGCAAGCGCAGGAAAAGGCTCAGCAGTTGATTAGTGAAGCACCTAAGCTGTCAGTAAACATGGAAAAAGGCATCGAGACGGCTGTAAACAATGCCACAGCATCATCAAACTCAGCCAATTCTATGAGTGCGCTTGCTCAACAGTTCAGAGCAGAAAAACCAACGACAGGTTTGTTCGGTAACGCACAGAACATGTTCGCAAAACTTACCGGAAGCGATACAACATTGCGTGATTTGCGCATTCGCCAAAATGCCCTTGTTAACAGTCAGGTCCTTAAATTCCTACCTCCCGGCCCAGCAACGGATAAAGACGTTGAGATCGTTCGGCAGGGTGCGCCAACTGACATGGATAACCCTGAGACGGTCGCAAGATGGCTTGATGCAATGGCAAACCTTGAGCGACGAAACGCGCAGTTTAATGAGTTTAAAGCTGAGTGGATGAGCGCGAATGGCAACCCTGGACAATCGCGTAATGGCGGTCAGATATTGGGGTTGGATGTTAAAAAAGGTGAATCATTGGGGAGTGCCGTTAAGCGGTATATGTCAATGAATACTGACGCAGCGCCAGCACAAGATTCGACACCTTCAGGAGAACCACGGAATCAGGTTGGATCATATACCTCAAAATCAGGCATTCAATTTACGGTGGAATGATGAAAGTAACTGCAAACGGTAAGACATTTACCTTTCCTGATGGTACGAGCACCGAAGATATTGGCACCGCCATTGACGAGTATTTTGCTGGTCAGGCTGTTCAGCAACAAACAGTTAATCAGGCCAATAATGCACCAACACGGGAAGAACCATCATTGATGCAACAAGCTGGCGATTGGCTCACTGGTGGTCAAAGTGCAGGGCAAATTGCAGAACAGGCTGGTCGTGGTCTGGTAAACATACCATTTGACGTATTGCAGGGCGGCGCAAGTCTGATTAATGCAATCAGCCAGGGGCTTGGTGGACCCAAGGTTATGGATGATGTTTATCGTCCAGTAGACAGACCGACAGACCCCTACGCGCAAGCCGGTGAAACAATTGGTGGGTATTTAGTTCCAGGAGTTGGAACGGCAGGAAGCATGGCTATTGGATCACTGGCAGAGGCCGCAAATCAGAAAGGCGATTTCGCACAAAATGCAGCTAAAAATGCCGGAGTTAACCTTGCCGCTCAGGGTGTTCTTTCCGCAGCAGCAAAGGGAATAGGGCGTGGAATAACGGCTATAAAAGGTGATATTGCGCCAGAAGTGGCGAAGAAAATTGCCACATCAGAATCGATGGGCGTGACACCAATGACATCTGATGTTATCCCGCCGAAAAATGCTTTCACTCGCGGCCTTACTCAGGATGCCGAGGGGGCTTTGCTCGGGACGGGCTCAAAGCGAGCAGAGCAATATGCAACGCGTAGTAAGCTGGTAAGCAATTATTTTGACCGTTTTGGTGAGTATAACCCTGATGATGTGGTGAAATCTCTGACCACCACGTTAAGGGGGCGGAAGGATGCTGCTGGCGCTGTTATCAATGACGTCACCAATAAAATGGGTAATGCCGCAGTTGATACTACAAATACCATGAATGCTCTGAATACAGCGATCGCAAGACAGGAACGGCTTGGGACTTCAGCCAATCAAAGCCTGCTTACATCCTTGCGTAACCTGCGTGAAGAATTAGCAAACCCTGCAACTGATTTGGATGTTACGTTTGATCTCTTGCGTCAGCACAGAACAGCATTTAGATCTAATGTTCAGGGAGATGCTATGGTCTTCCCCAACCAGGCAAAAGCAGCTACCAATATGGTAGAGAATGCAATGTCAAAAGACCTTCGTAACGCAGTTGCTAAAAACCTCGGTGCATCAGACGCAGCAAAATACCTTAAAGCAAATTCCGATTATGCAAATGTTTATAATAAGGTGCTTAATAAAAACATTGCCAACAAGCTCAACAAGGCAAGCAGTGAAGCCAGTCCTGAACTTATAAATACCGTTGTATTAAGCAGAAAACCATCTGACGTGAAACGAATCTGGAGCGCACTGGATGATAAAGGGAAAGATGCTATGCGTGCAGCTTACGTCAGCAAAATAGCGGAAAAGGCCGGTGACTCTCCAGCCAAGTTCATCACTGAAGTTAATAAGCTGAAATCTCAGTCAGGCGGTGAAATTTACAACACTATTTTTTCTGGAAAGCACATGAAAGAACTTGATGCTCTTCATGAAGTTCTACAGCAAACAGCAAGGTCAGACACCGCAAATGTAGTAACTCAGACGGGGCAATCACAAGCCAACAGGATAAGGACGATTGGAGCAACTGCGACTCTTGGTGTATCAATGGGGCTTGAGGCTGGCTTTGGTGCAATGATGCGTTTGTATGAGTCCAAAGCAGCAAGGAATGCTCTCTTACGTCTGGCAAACACTAAGGCTGGAACGCCAGCCTATGAAAGAGCGTTGAGTAACGCCGCAAATGCCATCAGGCCGCTGCTTGCTACTGAGGCAACACAGCAGTAACGTATGGGGAATTGGATTCAATCGTTAACATTTTCTTTTTACTTTTCCAACAAAAGCTTTGGTTGAATCCATATTCCCATAACCAGAAATGGTTTTCGACATTAAAACTGTTCCATTAGGATGTATTACCCATGAGTCGATAACTCGTTGAGTTTCGCCATTCGCGCCGATTCCAATGATGGAGTTTTTAGACAATGCTTTGTAAGCCATGCCGCCCGCATCCGTCCCAGAATATGTGATACTGGCATCTTCACCGTTTGTCTTAATGATGAATGTTCCACTAAAACCATCTTCTTCCGGTTGAAAATTATTTCGTTCTGAATAGCTTATTCCGTGCATATCCCCAACGACCCAGCACTCTGCTGAGACAGAAAACGAGAAGACAAAGAAAGCCATTGCTATAATCAATTTCATTTTTAAGCCCTTATTGTTATTGATTCTTTTTGCACGGAAATGTTTTTCCTACTGCTAGGGCGGTTAGTATAACTGCATTCTCATTTCTTGATTCTGGGTTTTTGTTTAGATATTTCTCAACGATATCGGTGTATTGATACATGTCAACGCCATCAGGAGGACATAGAGAACCAATTAGTATCAATGAGTCAGTTACTCCGCGCAAATATCCAGTAATGTAAAGCGATGAAAAATCATCACCCTTTTTACCTTGTTGAATGTTGTAAAGAAGGTCATTACCCGTTTGAAGCTCGCGCAGCTCAGCACTGGAAGAAGAGACAACTGCTAACAGGAACAGTGATAGAAATCTCATTTCAAATCCTTTTCATAAATCTTTTTAAGTGTCTCAAACACTATAGACTTGAACTGCTCAGCCTGCTGATCAGCCAAGCGTTCAGCTTCGTCGCGATATCCTGTAATCGGTGATGGTTTTGATAGTGCATCCTGAACGATTTGTAATAACTCAGAGTTCATTGACCTTCCGTTAGCCTCGGCTCTTAATTTCAATTTTTCTCTTACTTCCAAAGGCATACGGAAGTTAAAGTGCGGATCATCTCTAGCCATGCCATCACTCCAAGTTAGTGTATTGACATGATAGAAGCACTCTACTATATTCTCAATAGGTCCACCGTGGACCTATATTGTGAGGTGAACATGAAAGGAATGAGCAAAATGCCGCAGTTCAATTTGCGGTGGCCTAAAGAAGTATTGGATTTGGTACGCAAGGTGGCGGAAGAGAATGGTCGGTCTGTTAACTCTGAGATTTATCAGAGAGTAATGGAAAGCTTTAAGAAGGAAGGGCGCATTGGCGCGTAAAGTTGAAGCCCCAACTGCGGGAACAGTCAGGGCTTCGGTTGTCAGTAAATCCGTGGAGAAAAACCAACATGAATAGTATAGCAATTTTAGAAGCAGTGAACACCTCTTACGTACCATTCAACGGTCAGCAAATTATCACCGCCATGGCTGCCGGAGTTGCATACGTTGCGATGAAGCCAATCGTTGAAAACCTTGGAATGAGTTGGGGTACTCAGCAACAAAAACTTATGAAACAACTAGATAAGTTCAACTGTATTCATATGAATATGGTTGCCGCTGATGGGAAGCTTCGTAAGCTACTCTGCCTTCCTTTGAAGAAGTTAAATGGATGGCTGTTCAGCATCAACCCTGAGAAAGTTCGAGCTGACATCCGCGATAAACTGATTCAGTACCAGGAAGAATGCTTTACTGTACTGCATGACTACTGGACAAAGGGAAAGGCAGAAAATGCACGTAAGAAAACATCTGTTGATGACAGGACTCCGCTTCGTGATGCTGTAAATATGCTAGTCAGCAAAAAGCATCTAATGTACCCAGAAGCTTATGCAATGATTCATCAGCGTTTCAATGTGGAAAGTATTGAAGAGCTTGATGCATCTCAGATACCGCAAGCCGTAGAGTACATCCACAGGGTAGTGCTTGAAGGTGAGTTCATCGGCAAACAAGAGAAGAAAACCAACGAGCTTTCTGCAAAAGAAGCAAACAGCCTTGTATGGCTATGGGATTATGCCAACCGCTCACAGGCATTATTCCGCGAACTGTATCCGGCGCTGAAACAAATTCAATCGAACTATTCCGGCAGATGTCATGACTGCGGTTATGAGTTCTCCCGTATTATCGATATAGCGAGAGACGTTTTAATCAATCACTCACGAGATGTTGATATCAATGAGCCAGACGGACCAACGAATCTTTCCGCATGGATGAGACTTAAGAATAAAGAATTACCTCCTTCAGTACATAACTACTGACAGATAACCAACGCAACGACCCAGCTTCGGCTGGGTTTTTTTATGCCCAAAATTCACCGTAGCTACGCTGCGGTGATTCCTTGTATCTGGAGCAAATTAAATGACAGACATTATCTAAAACAAGCAAACTCGCCATGATATTTTTCCCTGAATGCAATAGACATTAATTCGGCCAGCTCAATATCATCGGTATACCCAAGGCAAATAGACTTACCTTTTAGTTTGAACATAACTTTATATGTGTTTTTCCCTTTAAGAAGATGAACTCCTTTTATACCTGTATTGGATGATGAAACGCTGTTGGTTTTATTCTGACCTCTGGTTACTTCTCTTAGGTTTGAAATTCTATTGTCATTTTTAACCCCGTTAATATGGTCAATTAACCCTTTAGGCCAGCATCCTTTCATATAAAACCAAGCAAGTCGGTGGCAAAGATACGATTTTCCATTAATCCGTATTGATAAGTAGTCGGCCTGTGAGTTCGTCTTAAATCCAGCAACCTTTCCGATACTGGAGCTACCAGAAGCTATCTTCCAAGTGAAGACGCCTGTTTCTGGGTTGTAGTTGAGTGAAGAGGTTAATTCTTTATGAGTAATCATATTCATTCCTTAAATAGAGATTCACTATGTCAAATATTGTGCCAAATGTTATAATTTCAATGCCAAGTCAACTATTTACGTTAGCCAGAAAATTCCAGGCCGCAAGCAATGGCAAGATATTCATTGGTAAGATAGATTCCGATCCTACGCTCCCACAGAATCAAGTGCAGGTTTATGTGGAGAACGAAGACGGATCTCACGTTCCTGTTTCGCAACCAATCATTATTAACGCTGCTGGATATCCGGTATATAACGGACAGATTGCCAAATTCGTTACCGTGCAAGGCCATTCTATGGCTGTTTATGATGCGTATGGTTCTCAGCAGTTCTATTTTCCGAATGTGCTGAAGTATGATCCATCATCAAAGTTTCCCTACCTTGATATAAACTTATTAAATCTTTGGGATAAATACAGTAAACTTCCTGGATATAATTTAATTGGATATTTCAAACCAGGAGTAACAATAAATAACCCATGCGATGTTGTATTGCATCTTGGTAGCGCAACCGTTTATAGATATACGGCAACCATACCGCACACCATAACCAGCGATGAAGAGCCATCAGGATTTTGGCTGCCAGTAAAAGAAGGCATTGAAGCAGCATCTTCTGCTGATATGACGAGGCTGATATCAGATGGGCATTACATCATTGAGAAAAATGCTGATTTCCTAATTCCAGGGCTAATACCTGGTTCATATAACAGATCTGATAGAAGTTTTTCTGATGGTTATGAGTTCCGATATGGAGGAATAAAGCATCAAAAACAACCATTTGGTGTTTTTGAAAATGCATGTGTTTTAACGGCTGTGGCTGCGACTCGTGATGCTGAGCATTTTACCGGCATTCTAGGCGCCGAAACCGGTCAATCGCTGGCCCAATACGGCAGTACAGATACTGCTGCTACATATTTTGAAAATACTGCATTACCGCCATTGTACACGCTAACTGGAGCTATTTTTAGCACAACAGGAGCATCTAGTATTACCATTGATCCGGCTAAGGTCAGGATAAATATGACCGCGGTGGTTATAGGATCTTCGAAAACATGGTTTGGTCTTATTAGGGGGTTTAATTCGTCAAGCATCACCGTTGATGGATGGTATGAAAAAACGTCAGGAACTCAGAGCACTCCATCAGGAACACTTTATATCTCTCCTGTATATCGTGTATGGGGGAATAATACTGTTGTAACAGTTCCTGAAGATGCAGCTGCAACGTCTGCAGTTGGTATGGAGGTGATGCTTAACCTATATAAAGACGGAACAGGTTCTGATAGTCAGGTTTATAAAGCTATCAACAACAATGCATTTAATCCTGATGAGATAGTTGATAGCGCATACCAGGCTGTAGGTAAGTTTGGCAAAGCACATGATGTTTGGCCTGGTTCAACATATTCATATCGCTCATGGGGTGCTACATCATATGGGTTCTTCTCAGACCACGATCAGTCCGGTATCAAAATTCTAACCCCCAACGCTGCGGCATTTGTGCTGGCGTCACAGGTTGATGGTGTTGGAGAGGAAACCAACGTACTTATCATTGACCCTGCCGGTAGCATCACACAAACAAACCGAAAGGGGGTGAACGAAATCGCCGCACAGTTTGGTCCCAATGGAGCAGCTGGGGTCGTCATACGGCAACAAGCCTCAGGAGGTGCGAACGCATCAGACGCTGTTATGTTCGTAGGAAAGTCATCAGCAACGGACAGGAGCATAAACTGCGCTGGCACAGTTAATTCTTCCGGAGCTGATTACGCTGAATATTTCTACAAATCAGAAGGCTGTGGAGACATTAAGCCAGGCGATATATGCGGAATTGACGCGGACGGGAATATCACTGACAGATATGACAGTGCAGTTAGCTTCATGGTAAAAAGTACCAACCCATGTCTTGTTGGCGGTGACACATGGCTACAAAGCGAGCGCCCAGAATACCCATCGCAAGAATGGGCAGAATGGGAAAAGAAACTCAGAAAACAAAAACCCGTGAAACCTGAATATTCTATGGTCTCGGCTATGATTCGGTCAGGGATGTCACAGGAAGAGGCAGAGTCAGTTTATGCTGAATACTTCCGAAGCTATGAAGCCGAACTTGTATCGTGGAATTCAGAGCAGGAGTGGGCCAGAAATAATGAGCCAGACATGGAGAGTGCTGAATACAAACAATGGATAGCATCCTCAGAAGAGGAGAGGAAGAAAGTTGACCGCTTAGCCTTTTGTGGTCGCGTTCCTGTTAATGTCATCGGCGGAAATCCAGGCGAGTATCTTATACCACAGAGAGATTCTAATGGTGGCATAAGCGGGGTGTACATATCAGAACCATCATTTATAGATTATCGTAAAGCCGTAGGGAGGGTAGTATCAGTAAATGAATCAAAGGAAGTAACCATCACTGTACTTGTACATTAA